CCTCTCGTTAAAATGTGCGCTCGTAAGAGCGAAAGTTGATTATCGTGCGAGTCGAGCGGTTTTTTTTATTTTCCCCTCACTGTGATAGAGTTAAAAACTTTCGAGTTTGTTCTCTAGGTCTACAATCTCCCGCTCTATCCAAGCGAGTCCCTCTAGCTTGCCGCAAATCGTACGATACTCCTCTATATCCTTAGCGGAGCCCTTCGATAAGTGGTCACTCAATATATCCGACTGCGCTATAATCTTTTTCCTAAGCAAGCTCAGTACGTCTTCAGGCATCCTCATCACCCTTTGCCATATCCCTGCCGAGCTTGATCCCTTCCAAATGCTGTGACGCCCTAAACGTCTGCTCGTCATGCTCCGCTTTCAGTCTCAGGGCCTCTTCCTCAAGAGAGAGCGCGGCGATATCTAACTGATGCTGGCGCTCAAGCTTTTCTCTTTCAAAGGCCAGAGTTGCGGCATCTCTCTGCGACCCAGCCGCCATCTTCTGTTGGTCAAGCTGTTGTCTCGCGGAGTCGGCTTCCTGTTTGCGCTTAACATCCATCTCGCGAATACCAAGCTCACGTTCACGCTGTTGGATGATGGGATCTTGCTGCTGCTCTGCGTTCTCGGCGGCCTGCTGCTGCTGCTGTTTCTTGCCAAGCATCTGATCAGCGGCGTCCGCGACCAGTGTACTGAGGCGCTTCTCAATGTCTTCCGGCAGCGGCTCGCCAACGGGCGGCAGTTCAACTCCAAGCTCATCTTCGATCTGGGAGCGGAACACGAATGCCAAGTGTTCACGCAGATGTGAGTCAAGCGCACCATTGATTGCGGCACCAGCAGGACTGTTCTGCATCTCCTGCCCGATCTGTGGGTCGTCCTTGAGCGCCATGTGGACACGCATATGCGCCTCATGGTCTTGGTACTCGTAGACCTTAACAGGTGCCTGGGTGAGTATCGCTTGGTTTTCAGTGACTGGGTCTTTCGCTGGAACCTCATCGGGCTGCGGAACGATTTTGTCTGCGTTCGGGATGCCGATCAATTCCATCATCTGACGATGCAGCAGGGGCAGGTCATATAGATTAGGTGCCTGGGATGCCAACTGTAGGGCTGCCTGGTACTGCATGATCCTTTGTGCCATCGTAGAGGCGTTTGGGTCTGACACTGGAGTGATATCTACCCGGTCATCGAAGTCCTCCGCCTTGATATCTTCTCCAGCATCCGTCTCGTATGGGTAGCTGGGGTCAGTGTACTCGTGGATGATTGTGGCTAGGATCTTAAATTCTTTCTTCAGGCTCGCATGGATACGCGCCTGAATAGCAGACTGCACTTTCATCGTGCGTTCTATGATGGCGAGCGTGGTGCCGACAGGAGCGTTCTGATTCATGTCGCCCACTTTGATATCCGCCATCGACGCAAATCTTCGCCCTTCCTCAACGATATTGCCAAGTAGTTGGTAAAGGACTGAGGACGGTTCCTTGTACGGCAGGAACGTGATGTTGTCCCTGATTACGCCACCGGGCACATCGACATCCCTGAACTCACCTGGCATGATAGGTGTGTCATCGCCCTTGATTCTAAGGCCACGGGTCTTCAGCCCTCCGGGCAAGTTCGACAGTGTGCCAGCGTCAACTAATTGACGGAGCAGGCTTGTCGCAGACTTGGCGAGGCCACCGATCATGTGGATCAGGCCCAGGTTATAAAAGCCTATGCCCGGCACATATCCGTAATGCACGAAGTGCTGTTTCTTCGTCCTATGCTCGTCGTCCTCCAGCCAGTTCCGGTAAATAGATAGGACGGTGGAGCTTGACTTATCAATAGTAATGACGTAGGGCAAGGCCACCCCGTCGTCGTCCTCAAATCCGGGCAGGTCCAAGTTAACGTGCATCTCCAAAAGCTGGTGACGCTCGTCGCTGTCGTAGGACGGGGTGACCCCTCCGATGTCGTTGTACTTTTTCTTTATCGGATTTTCTTCAATGTGGGATGTCGCCAATTCCACATCACGGTAGAAACCACTCACCTGTAGCTTACGCACCTGATTCGTGCTTCTCGCCATAACGTGCGTGTACCGTTCGGCCTGCTCCAGATCGGATTCATTGTAGGAGACAACGAAATCTTCGGCTGGCACAAACATCGACGTTGGCCTGCCAAGTGACGGGTCGAAGTAAACCTTACGGAACGCGGAGCCAGCGAGCGGCAGACTGAAAAGAAGCTTCTCGGTTTCAGAGCGGTACTCCGTCATCACCTCCAGAAGCTGGTAGTTCATATAATCCTGAACACGACGCGCCTGCTGCTCGCGTTCCAGACTAGCGACTCCCCAGACCTGGGTCTTAACGGGACCCTTGGCTGGCATAATCTCTTGGATTGTTTCGCTTTGGAAGCGCACCACTGCCTCAGAAAGCATGGGGTGGAAAACACCACAAGCTCCAGCCCAAGGCGTAGTACGGTCTTCAATCTCCAGACCTAGCTGGTCAAGGCCCTGCTCATAGGTGCCCTCCCATGCGCCCCTGCTACTCTTGTCTGCCTTGAACTTTCCGATCAGGTCGGAGGCGATGGTCCGTAGCTCACTATCATCCACGACCTCGGCCAGATTGGAGGAGAACTCCGTCTCGACGCGCTTCAGGTCTGCCATTGGATTGAAGTCAACTACCATGCTGCCGTCGTCCATCTCGGTCAGCGTGGATTCGCCGGGGAGTCCCTCCTCCTCGACAAGGACGAGCCCCTCCGGGGACATATCAAAGTCGTCTTGACTGAATAATCCTTCCAGGGATTTATCTATTGCCATCTAACCACTCCTCGGGAGTAAATCAATAGTAAGCTGCGCGACGAGTAGGTCGTAACTCTTCCATCGGCTCATCACTTTTGAGACTTATGAAGCCACCCTGCCTAAAGCGAAGCAATGCTTGAGTTGATGAGTCAACCAAGTCATCGTGGTCGCCAGTCGGGAAGGACGCAAACTGCTCTATAACTTCTTCTGCCCATCTTTTCTTTGGTGCCCACACATTACCGCTACTGAACAGATCCGATACGGCGTTCACCCTAGCTATCTTATCTCTTCCCCTGCTTGGTGTATACTCTGCGACTGGTATACCCATGCGGCGAAGCTCAAAAATCAGCGGAGTCCCTGCCGCCTTTGCCTCAACAATAAACGCATCGGGATTGTATTCCTTATACATCTCATATGCACGGACCTTCAGGTCAGGAAATTCTAGGCGTTCCTGCAATGCGTCAAGTAATATGATGTTTGCGTTCTTGTCCTCATCATAGAAAACACCCCAAGTCGTGCAGGCGCTATAGTCCGCAGTTTCCTTTGCGAGAAATGCTGTGTCCCAAGACTGGATCACAAACTCGCACTCTGGCGGCTTGCCTTTCGTCCACTCTTTCCACCATTCGCGCTTGATGATCGCGGACTCTTCAGAGGTTGGGTCCTGCTGGTACTGTGTACTCCACTTTGATATTGGAAGTTCTGAGCGCAGCGCCTCCAATTGTTCTATCGGCCAGAATCCGGGCCATAGCGGCTTACCGCTGGGCAGGATAGCTGGCAGTTCAATGATCTCCCACTCGTCAGACCCGCCGCGCTCTATAGACGCCTTGAGGATGCTGCCTGTCAGGTCTCTCTTGGACCAGCGAGTCATCACCACACAGATAGCTCCGCCTGGTTGTAGCCGCTGCCTGGGACCAGAGGTGTACCATTCGTAGGTCTTGTCGTAGACGGACGGGTCACCCTGCGCTGCTTCCTGCTCTGAGTGGGGGTCGTCTACGATCAGGATGTCTGCACCCTTACCCGTCACGGCCCCGCCAACTCCGATAGCGAAGTAGTCGCCGTGTTGGTTTGTGTTCCAGCGTCCGGCTGCCTTAGAGTCGGCACTCAGGGACACGCCTTGAAATATCTTCGCGTATTCTTCGGAGCCCACCAAGTTACGCACCTTACGACCGAAGCCGACTGCCAACTCTGCGGTGTGTGATGTCTGGATCACCTTCTTGTCTGGGAACTTACCTAGGTACCAGGCAGGGAATAGGTGGGACGCAAACTCAGACTTGGTGTGGCGGGGCGGCATATTGATTATCAGCCGCTTCAGGTCGCCACTCGCGATACGGTTGAACGCATCTGCCATAACACGATGGTGGTCGCCCTCTATAAACGCGGGCCAGACCTGCCTCACGAACGCCAGAAAGTCTAAGTGCGACTTCTCCCGTTCTTTGGCTAGGCCCAACTCCTCCAAGAGATCCAGCATTTCCTTCTGCTGGTCTAGCGGCAATGCGCTTACATGAGCGGAGATGGCAGATATGTCCATCAATTCACAAGGCCGCATGACAAACAATTGTCGTCATTGTCTAGGTCGTTACCACATCGTTCGCATTGAATGTACTCTTTGTCAGAATCCAAGGTACACATCCAGCAAAATCTTTCGTCCTTATCAAGCTCAGAACCACACCTTGGACAAGCGGGTGGGGTCATTCTAGGTCAGGGTCGATGATCGTTATCCATATTTCCTCGCCCCTGTCTAGCTCCGCGTAAACCAACTTGCAGAGTTTCTCAAAGGCTGGCCTTGTGGTGCCGCTACGAATACGGTGGTTAATGCCGCCGTGGATCGTGTACTCCTCAAGATCAAAACCAACTAGCACACAGCCGTGACTGTCGCGGTGGTCTAGCCCTGGGTGTAGGTAGATCCAAGTAAATCCCGGCACAGACTGAATATGAGGCATACCCCTATACCAGTCCCATCGCTTATAATAATGTTGGAACTTCGGACTGTCCGTCCTAAGCCCGATACGGAAACGCCCCGTAGGGATCGCCGTCTCTCCGGGCACCTTCGGGCCGGTACGGATACGGTCCTCAATAGTGTGGCAAACTCTGCTGCCGCCCTCATCCGACACCGATAGGTCGCCGGGAGTAGACTCTGATCCCCTGTCAGTGCGGGCTAGTAGTAGTTCCATCGGTCAGCCGTCGTCCGGCAAATCCTTAACCCCCGGCAGCCGCTCAATAACCTTAATAATAAACGGTCGGGCAGCCGGTACAGCCACAATAATTCCCACCACAAAAATGCCGCCAGCAAGCACTGCGCTGATAAGGCTTGGATAAACGACTGTCCACCCAACAAGGGGCAGGCCAGTAACTACCGCCGCCACGCCAAGCTTGTACTGTACTGCCTGCGCTCTGTCCTCCGCAGCGTCCTCCCGCTTACTCTCGCGGACCTTCTCGGCAAGCTCCGCAGATGAAAGATCCCTGGCTCTCCCAGTTATACCTCTATTCTCATTCATAATACCGCTTCCATAGTAAGGTTGAATCCTTCGCGATTCCCTTCCTGCACTGACCGGGCCTGCTCCCAACGGTCGTATGTCTCATCTGCAAACTTCATCCACTCCGCATATGGCATACTGTCACCAACGCTAGAAATCGTGTCGAGCGCAAGTAACAATAATTTTTGGGCACACGTATCGTCACACACAATAATGTTTCGACCGAAGCCTGCCCATAAGCCCCCAGCGTATGTCTCATTGCCGCACATCATACACACAAAATCATCTTCACCCAAAAAACCGTCGGGTATCTTTCGTAAATCGCTAATAGCAATCACCCCGAAATAATGATGTCCCTGTGGATAACACAACCTCACAATCTAATCAGCAACACAACCCTTATCAAGTTGATTTTTTTGAAAAAAATTTTTAGCCGAGAAAAAAAGAAAAAAAGTAAGAGGGGGGGGTCCTTTGAATTTAGCTCGTCGTTTGAGTGAAACACTGATTGTTGTTGCGCGGCGGAGCCGCGCTCCCAGCCGTTGCCCCCCACCCACTGGGGTCTCCGCCACACCGATTCTGCGATCCGGTGACGCCCAGCGCGGGGATCAGGCGAGCGGGTGACAGGCGACCCGTACGGGCGGACGCCGCTGAGATCTCTTTGGCTGCTCGTCGGGGGTGCGCGGTTC